CAGCCCTACATCGCTGTGACGCAAGTTCACGTGCGGCTGCACAGCATTTTGCGCTATAATGCCTTTAGAATTGAGATTAGACCGTTTACCGCGCTTGGTTACCTCAAGCCTATAAATCCGCTTTCCATCGGCATCGTCACCACATGGCGCTAGGGTTAATACGCTCCTAGCCCAATTCGTCAGCTCGCTTGATCCAAAACCGCTATACGCCTTGTCTGCGCCTTGGTATCCATTGCCTTCCCTAACTGGCTTCGGGGTGTGATGGATTAACATCCAGCTGAATCCAGCAGATAAGGATAGCGGGTTTAGCATATTGCGTAGGAACGCACTTGCCGTCTCTTGGCTAGATAGATCGCCACCGATAAACGCAAGCAGCGGATCTATCCAGACTAGGTCAGGCTTATGCTTTTCAACTAAGCGACGTACGCGATCCACGAACTTCTCCCCGGTAGATGTGCAATCCCTAACGATCGTCACGTTAGCCACCACTAACGCCTTCTGCTTTTCGGTAAGGTTCATCGCTTTAAACACGCCTTGGATCGATTCCGCCACGTCTCCCTCGTCGTTCTCAGCCTGAATAATTAGAGACTTCAACCCGTTGCCGTGCGGGTTGATTCCAAAGAACGACTCAGCGATTGCCCAAGTGATTGCGGCCTGCATACAAAGCACGCTCTTGCCAAGGCCACTGCTACCAACCCACAACGCCGATCCGCCACGGCAGATCCAGCGTTTGCCTAGTAGCTGGGTCGGATCTTCAGTTTCCTTAAAATTAAGCAAATCATCCCACTTGTACGGATCGGGAATATCGCCAAACAAAATGCGCTCTTTCCATTGTAAGAATGAGATAGATGGGGTGCCACATTCGACCAGCTCTTGCTGATTGCCTGTGGCCGTACGCATAGCGCCCGGCAACCGCGACAACCGGCCTGCGTCCTTTGTCGAGGAATCAACCTTACTGTGTTCTAAGTGCTTAAATATAAAATCAACACGTTCAGTAAATTCAGCTTCGTTATCTGCGTCAATTTTTACCCAAGCATGGAGACTGCGTGATCCGCTCTTTATAATGCAAGTGGTAGGCAATCCGCTTTTCTTAATAATTTTCCACTGCTCATCCAGCGTGCTTTCATCAAATTCAATTAGGACGTGACGCCATTTAGTAACATGCTCTTTCTTGCGGCCTTTCCCATTGTTAGGGTTAATTGAGACATAAACTCCAACGGCTGCCCCTTGCCATTCCTTTAACCCGTCTCCTTTATAAAGCTCTAACCATTCCTCACGTTTTCTTGTTTCGCCAGTCCCGTCCGGCCGCTCGCGATCTCCGTCCTTAATGGATCGACAGATATTAATGCTTTCGCCTAGCTCAAAAGCCTCGGCTAAGAATTTTTCAACCGGCTGGGCCTCTACACTTTTAGGCATTTGGGGCACCGGCAAATCCTCACGAACGATCGCCCCGTTCTGATAGGCATACTTTGCCCTTGGTTTCCACGCCTCCCTGGCTGGCTTGCTAAACGCGGATTTAACCGCACTAACGGCCTCGTTCTGCGATAGCCCCACTTTAAACGCCCACTCCTCTGCATTGGTTGTCGCGTCGAACTCAGTCAGCCCTTGGTCACGCCATTGGCAAGCCAGCTTAAATAGCTGTGTGTTGCGCTCGCCTTCAACGGCTCCGTTGCGATGAATGGCTTCGATTGCGGGTGGCAGTGGTGCAATCATTTTTTGACCAACCCTTCCAACGCTTTCTTAATCACGTACTCAATCACTGCCACTTCGTCTTTCTTTAACTGCTTCAGCCCAAATGCGTGCAACGCCTTGGCCGTCTTGGCGTCATAGGTTACGTCTACCAGAACCTGCTTCGGCGCAGGCCGTGCTTTGCCAAAAGTAATTTTGCCTAGATCCTTCATTTGCGTTTGCTCCTCTTTTTGCGTGGCTTCACTTCCTTCCAAATTTCAAAGTCCTTGTCGCAATCCACGGACAACAACATCAGCCGCTGATACAGCCAACCGCCCCAGCTCCACCGGGCAATCGTTTGGCTGACCATGTCTCCTAAGTAATAAAACAAAATTGAAAGCAGTTTCATTTTTTGGCCTCCATCGACTTGGCCTTATAGCCCTCGGCCTGCTTAAGCATTTCCGTGGCCATAAGAACGGCCAGATCCAGCCGGGTGCGCACTGCGTCGTACTGCTTCTTCAGCAAATTCTTCTTCGCACGTTCGAGCACGGCGAGATGCCAGGTTAAACGCTTAACGCTCATAAATTTTCGTACTTCTCCATAAAAGGGATGTCGTAAGCGCAATGATTTCTAAATTCAGGAATTTGCATCATAGTTTTATGCAAACTCTGCGCATCGACTTTGTCCCTAATAACTGCGTGATGAAAAGCAACCATCCAGAAAAGACCTACACCCATTGCTTGCATTTTTCTTGGGTCGCTTGGCCACACCATTGCAAAACCATGTTTTTTTTCAAATGCGCTTAACAATCCATCGCCTTGTTCAAACAGGCACGAATGCTTTGTGCCGTAAGCATAGGCCAAAGACACGCTCACCACTGCCCTATTCCCCACCGCATGCGATTGGCGCGGGCGATGATCACTTGTTCTGCGTACTGCTCCAGCGTGTAAGTGCCAATGACGCGGGCGGAGAACATAGTAAGAAGATCGGCTAGGTTCACAGCACCGCCTTCGGCAGCGGCCCCGCCAGTTTGTAGTGGTACTTGCTGGCGTCGTATTCCAGCGGATATCCAAAGAAGTCACGCAGCAGATCGATGTCCCGCTGGATGGTCTTGTAGCTACATTCAAGCTTAACGCCCAACCTGGCACAGCTAGGCAGCGTTAGATCCCGGCGCAACATGCCAGCGATCACCCCTAGACGGCGGAAGATCGGCCGTGTATCGCCAAGGCCAGAAGCGCGATTGCGTTTAGATGCAAATGTGGCGGCTCTGGTACTCACTTCATCACCTCCACCATGGCCACTTTCGGCAACCGCATTGCGTTAAACTGCTTTTCACTTGCGGCAAACACGTCGATCACTGGCAACTTTCCACCGCTCGCCTTCTTGCTCTTAACTGCTGTCCCGGTATCCACGGCCACCCACTCCCGCTTGCCACCCATCACGCGGATCTTCGACCACAGCGGAATAATGTCTGGATCGACGGCGCAGTGGCGACCAGCACGCAATCTGGTGCCAGTGCTCGATTGGTAGCGGCTGCTCCACTCGTCCTCACCCGGCCAGTAGCCAGTGATGCGAACTTTGATTTTCTTAACGTCTATCTTTTTGGCGTCCGGCCGCATGTCGATCATCACGTTCGATGCCTGCGTGGCTGGGAAGCCAAAGAACGCCAGAAAGGTCAGCACAACGTTGCAAAGCGCTCTCATAGCCCTGCCCTTATGCGATCAATCAGATCGTTCTCACGGCCTTCCGCAGCCGCCAGCGCAGCCTTGGCCTCGGCCAGCTCACGGGCCAACGAGCGCACGCGGTTCAGCAACTGCTCGTGGGTGGATTGTTCGGGTAGGATCTCAATCACAACGCACCTCCCGTGGGTCGTACTTTTTCAGCCAACGCCACACCTTGCAGATGGACGTGAACGCCTCAAACGCCTGGGCAACTTGCTCGGCGGTGTAGCGGACGTCCTGCAACTGGCCGGTGATTGGATCGATTAGGATATTCCTGCACGCCATTCCTTCGTCCGTGAATGCGTACGCGTATGCACTAAGTTGCAAAAGATCAGTTTCATACCCTGTTGCTTTAGAGACGCCTTTTGCATCCGTCTTAAATTTGCGTGTTTTAAAATCAACCACTTCAATCTTTCCGTGGATGTCGGCGATTAGATCGACTCGGCCTGCATAACCTTCGGCCTCATTCACAAGCACTGACTCACTGGCGTGCACCTTACCGACGCAACACTCACGCCATTCTTTTAACCCTTCATAATGCTCTTCGTATCCTTTAACTAGGTCACCCGGCTCTTGCCGATTGATTATCATTTCAGCCAGTGAGTGAATGTGAGTCCCGCGAAGTGCGGCCGCCTCAACTTCTTTGCGGCTGTCTAGTACCACTCGTTTGGCAAAATCGGCCAACGATTCACCATCATTCCGCGGTAACGAAAGAGCCGCAGCAATCGCCTGTTCTTCCTTCCAATTCATCAGCCCCTGCTTGCTGGGGCC